CTGCACACGATGTGGCACCAGGTGCCGGTGCGTTAGACCTCGCCGTTGCGGGCGGCGGCGTCGACCGCCTGCAGGGCCTCTGACAGGTTGGCCTTGCGTGGGGCGTAGGACGCCGGCTTGTAGACCTCGCCGTTGCGGGCGGCGGCGTCCTTGCGCTTGGTGTCGTTCTGCTCGGCGAGCTGCACGACCGCGGCAGCGGCGTAGACGATGACGCCCAGCAGCTCCTGCATGGCGCTGTCGTTGTCGCTGCGCGAGGCCATGCTCTGCGCCTCCTGGGCCTTCTTCATCACCTGGCCGATCTGGAACCCGGTGCCGACCATGCGCCCGATCTCGAGGATCGGCTGGCGGTCGAAGTCTTTGCCGTTGGCGTGGCGCTCCTTGCCTTTGCCTTCGGCGCTCTGGCTGTAAGCGGCGTCGAGGACGCTCTTCAGCTTCGTGTAATCTGCGGTCATGCCTTGTACCTTTCGCTTCTGTGGCCTTCAGCGGCCAGGGGAAACCCGACCGCCCATTTGGGTAGTTGGGTCATCAGTTCGATCATCTCCTGGCGCGTACCGCTTTCGGCGTACTGCTCGGTGATGGTCTCGTCGTGGACCAGCATGATGGGCTGGTAGCCGGCCTCCTAGAGGCGGATCAGGCCGTCGGCGATGAGGTCGCGGCACAGGCCCTGGACGGCGTTCTCGGTGAGGCGGCCGCCATAGGTGCGTTGGCGCATCCACTGCTTCGTGAGGCCGTCGACGCCCATGTAGGTGACGCCGTCGCGGTCGAACTTCGGATCGCGCTCCACCAGGGGCTCGCGATACGAGATCCGCCTGCCGGAAGGCAGCTCCATCTGCAACCAGCCCTTCCAGACCTGGAACTGGATGCGGCCGCAGCCTGACGTCGACACCCGCCCCGGGTGGCGCACGGCGTAGATGGCCGCGTCCTGCATGCCGTACCAGAGATTGGGGATCTCGGCGAAGGTCTCCCGGTAGGCTTGGATTCCATCGACAGCGACATGCTCCGGCACGGGCTGCCCGGCCTTGGCACAGGTCAGCATGAACTTCGGCGCGCCCATCTGATAGCCGGCTCCGAGCACCAGGCCCTTGCCGATGAAGCGTTCGAAGCTGTCCTTGGCGATGCTCGTCTCCGGCACACCGAACACCCTGCTGGCCATCCGCTCGTAGATCTTCGCGCCGGTGCGGAAGGCCTCGACGAGGTCGTCCTGGCCGGCCAGCCAGGCCACGCCGCGAGCCTCGACGCTGGCCAGGTCGGCGTAGATCAGGTCGCGATCGCCGCGGGCTTTGATGGCGCCGCGCAGCATCCGGCTGATGATGTCGAGGGGCGAGCCCTCCAGCACGTCGACGGTCTCCGCGCCCAGCTTCAGCGCCGCGAAGGCCCGCTCCCAGTTCTCGACGCCGACCCTGGGCAGGTTCTGCATCTGGATTCCACTGCCCGCTGCTGACCATCGGCCCGTGTTGGCGCCCCAGTAGGAGAGCATCCCGCGCACCCGGCCGTCGGGGCTGACGCGGCGCAGCATGGCGTCGACCTTCTTCACCGAGCTCTTGCCCGCGTCACGCCGGATCTCCAGGGCACGCCGGATGGCGGCAGTGGGGAGGATGCCCGCCAGGAGGCGCTCGACGTCGTTCTTGCGCAGGCTGACCTTCTTCGGCTCGTCGTCGTCATCATCGTCTTCGTCGCCGTCGTCCTCTTCCACCTGGTGGACGACGACATCGTTGGCGACAAGCCACTTGCCCAGGGCGGAGACGTTCGACGCCGCCCGCACCTGGCCATTGGTAATGATGCGCATCTCGCGATCGAGGAGCAGCGTGGCCTGCTTGGCCACCTGGATGGCCGCATCGCAGAAGGCGGTGTCGATCGGCACGCCGCGGTCGTTCAGGCGCTGGTCGGCCAGCCAGACCTCGCGCTCGTCGGGGGTGAGCTGCGGCAGGTGGCGATCGAGCCACCGCTCGCCCTGCACGTCCATGGCGCAATACGCGGCCAGGCGCGCCAACTGGGCCGGCGTCTCATGCCAGACGATCGTCATGTCGGGATTGATGCGGAAGGGCCGGCACATCTTCATCATCAGGCGCTTGCCGTCGTGGTCCTTCGCGATCGGCGCGTTCATGGCCGACAGGGCGCCGTCCAGGCTGGCAGGGAGGCCCATGGCGCGGGCGCGGGCCATCGTGTCGTCCCACCGGCCCAGGTCCACCTCAGGCCAGCCGTAGCGCGCCAGGACGCGCTGCATGATCCGCTCGAATGCGGCGTTGTGGGCGACGACGCGGCACGCCGGGTCGGACAGGGCGGCGCGCAGGACGGGCGGCACGGGCTCGGTCCTGTACCAGGTGAAGATCGGCCCGCGGTCGATCGCCCAGCAGGCCAGGATGACGTCGGTGTCGGGGTTGTCGGCGTAGATGTAGACGCCGGTCTTGGGCAGGTTGACGGACGACCTGGTTTCGAGATCGAGGTACAGCGTGGTCATGGATTCCCTGGCTGGCTGGAGAACGGCCCCGGCGCGAAGCGCCAGGGCCAGGGATCTCAGATCGCGTCGTCGTTGTCGTCCTCGCTGTCGTCGATGCCGGCAAAGGCCGCCTGGACGTCGACACCTCCGCCGAAGGGCTCGTCGTCCTTCAGCAGCCTGACGCCCAGCAGGGCGAAGGTGACGCCCGCCGACTTGTTGGCGTAGGCATACGGCCGGATCAGCAACCGGGCCCACCTGCCGCCGTACACCTGCTTCGGGTCGGTCACGATCTTATTGTCGCGGTCCACGACCTTGGGCTGGCGCTTCGGGTCGGCCGCCGCGATCGGCGTCCAGCCGGGCTCGTAGCCGACCAGCTCCTTGCCGGACATGGTCCGCTTGCGCTTGGTCAGCGTGGCCACGACATCCTCCGGCTTGCGCATCTTATCCGGCCACAGCTCGCGCTTGCCGAACTGCTCCACCGCGACCTTCTCGAGGGCCTCGAGGAGGGGCTTCGTGTCGAAGCCCGGCGGCATCAGCAATGTCGCTTCGTAGCGGCTGTTGCCGTCGTCGTTGAGCTTCGGTTCGAAGAGGGAGGGGAAGGACAGGCGGCCGGCTCCGATCTGGATGGGATCCGCCAATTCACTCTTTTGCTTAGCCATGGTTCACTCGCTTTCGGGTTCGTCGTCGAACATTGCCGCACCGGGCGGGATTGCTTCGCGTGCGTCGTCTATGGGCGCCATCGTCGCGCCCGAGCTCTTCATCGGTGCCAGTGCGTCGATCGGCACCTTGATCTTCAGCTTCTTCGCGAGCTTGACGAGCTGGGCTGGGGTGATCAGCTTCCACGCGCCAATGACGTCACGGTCCAGGCCGGCACCCTGCAGGCGTTGCTCTGCCTGGGCCTCGTCGATCCACTTCCGGCGGCCGCGCTTGGCCACCAGCTTCCAGCCTGTCAGGCCGGTCTCGCTGTTGAGGCGGTTCCAGGCTTCACCCTCGATCGCCTTCAGCCAGAGCTTGATGAGCGGGATGGTTGCCAGGGCCTTCAGCAGGGCTTCCTCGGTCGGCGGGATGACCGGAAAGACCTCCGGCGGCTCGGGACCGAACCCGTTGATGACCTCCACCAGGGCCGCCTCGCGCAGCTCAGGGCAGGTGCCAGACGCTTTACAGAACTGGCACCATGTCCCGGCCACGCGAGGCGCCCCAGGCGTCAGGGCGCGCTCGACACCCTCGAGCAGGTCCGCCGCCAGCTCGGGCAGCTCCTTGCGCTCGACGATCGTGTCCTTCACGCCGCCGCGCACAGGCTGCACGACAGAGATGCGGAACTTCGTCGGGCGCATGCCCGCCGCGGTGGCCACCTTGATGGCGCCCAGCAGGTAGCCACCCACCTGGGTGTTGATGCGCCCGTCCAGGCCGCGGATCTCGACGGCGGTTCCCCCGCTCTTGTAGTCCGCGACCTCGAGCCACCAGTCGTTCCCGTACTGCCAGAGCAGGACGGCGTCGGCGGTGCCCCACAGGTCAGGGTGGAGGTGCTCCAGGTGGAATGGCTGCTCCACCAGGAGCTTCGCGCCGAGGCGCTGCTGCCTGTCCTGCACATACTGGATGTAGGGCATGACCAGGTCGACATCCTCCTCGTCGAGGTCGTCGAAGACGGCGCCATCCCTGGTCTCGAGCCACTTGGCTGCGATGCCGTGCAGCATGGTGCCGCGCTCTGCCGCGGCGCCAGGGATGTCGATGAGGCCGCGCTGGGCCTCCACCGAGCCGGGGCAATTCAGCCACTGGTCGGACTTGCTGAAGCCGACCTCGCTGTGACCTACGGGTCCGGTCGCCATCAGGCAGCCTCGCCCATCATGTCCAGCAGCTCCTGCATGCGGTCGGCCGGCACCTCAGAGACGCGGCCGAAGCCGAGCGTGACGCAGAAGCCCTTGACCATGGCATTGCCGCGATCGCGACCGCCCTTGTAGCCGGCGATGAAGGCCTTCGCCGCGTCGATCACCTCGTCGCGGGTCATCTCCATCTTCACGCCGTCCTTGATCGAGGTGGCCACGATCTTCATGCCCTCCGGCGTTGCCGGGCCAGGCTCAGGTGATGCCGCAGATGGCTTGGCAGGCTGAGCATCGGACGTATCGGGCTTCGGGTCGCCTCCGCTGCTGGTGGTCGCAGCAGGGGCAGCGGTAGGGGTCAAGCCGGCGAGCTCATCCTCCGCGATCTCGGCCTTGGTGCGGCGCGACTTACCCGGCGACGGCTGGCCGCGCTCGCGGGTCGGGGCCGCAGGAGCAGCGCCGCTCTCCGGTTCGGAGGTCGGTGTATGGGGTGCAGAGGGTGCCCCCGCAACGGCCTTCTCCGCCTCTTCCTGGGTCGGTGGAGTCCATCCCGGCGGGACCGTCGTCGCGTCGTGGAAAGGGCCGCTGTTGGCCTTGGGGTGGATCGTCACGCCCATCTCCCGCAGCGCGGCGGTGAGCTGATCGCGCAGCTCGCCGACCGTCTTCGCTTCGATGTGAAGCACAATGTCCATCATCAGTCTGTTCCTTCCAGTTTGCGCAGCACCCGCGCCTTGCGGGTGAGTGCGGCTTGCACGGCCTCGTCGATGGTTCCGGCGAGGCTCGAATAGGATGCGAGAACGGGGCGGGTCTGGCCGGCCCGGTAGCAGCGGCCGATCGCCTGGGCGTTTTGCGCCGGCGACCAGGAGGCGTCGAGGAAGGCCACCCTGCGGCCTGCCTGCAGGTTGAGGCCGGTGCCGAGCGCCTGGACGTGGCCGACCAGGATGGGGCAATCGCCGCGGTCGTAGGCGTCCACCGCCTCGTTGCGCTCGCGGGTCGGCGTTGCGCCGATGATGAGGCGCGCTCCGAACGGCCGCAGGATCTGGGCGGCCTGCTGCAGGCCTTCGATGTGGCAGCCGAACACGACCATGCGATCGACGCCGGATTCCATCTCGAGCGCCACCCGGGCGGCGAAGGCCTTGGCCTTGCCCAGTGCCAGCAGGCGGCGCAGCGTGGCGGCGGGCATGCCCAGGCCCTCGAGGTCGGTGTCGACGCCGCAGGCCTCCTCGACCATGGCCAGCACCTCGGGGTCGATGCCGGACAGGTCCACTTCGCCGTCCAGGGGCCACTCGTCGACGACCAGGGGCGGCACGTCACGGGCCTCCGCTAGCTTCATGCGCCATCCGGTCTCGGCCATCTTCTGACGTAGCTCCTCGAGGTTCTGGCCGCCCACGACGGCCATGCCGTAGCCGTTGTTCGCTTCGATGCAGTAGCGGTCCTTCCACTGCTGGTAGGACGGGCAGTCGGCGCACAGGTGCGGCCACAGGCGGCTGACGTGCGTCCAGAGCTCATGCGGGTAGTTGATGATGAGCGTGCCCGTGGCGGGCCAGACGTGCGGCACCAGGCGGATGAGGCTGTTGCTGGTGGGCTTGTGGCCGTAGATGGCCTGGGTGGTCACCGCGCCCGGGCTGGCCAGGCTGTGCGCCTCGTCCAGCACCAGGCTCTGCCAGGCACGCCGGTGGAACTGGCGCATGATCGGCACGGTGCGCGCCATCTCGTAGGAGCAGATGACGACGTGAGCCCGCGGGTCGACCCAGGCGCGCTTCTCGGTGATGACCTGGATAGGCACATCGTCGCCGCGGAACTTGCGGATCTCGCGGGCCGCCTGGAGGCGCAGCGCCGCCCTGGTGAGCCAGAGCTGGCGGCCGCCGACCATGCGCCCGGCGGCGGCCAGCGGCGCGGTCTTACCGCAGCCGGGCTCCCACCACAGGCCATACGCCTGGCGGGCCTGCAGCAGCAATGCCGCAGTCATCTGGTCGGTCCACAGTTTCATGGGCTGGCTGGCCTGGTCTGATTTACTACGAGCGGCGAACCTGCGCCGCGGGGCCGCTTCGTGTCAACCGTAAATAGTTTTCCCCTCTATGTCGCTTTTCGCTTGCGGGTGGGCTGAGTGCATGATTTAACACCTGTGTTGCCCCGGCGAACCGCCGCCCACCAGCCACCCAGGAGGCCACGATGACCACCAAGACCGCCAAGCTCACGCCCTTCAAGAACGCCTCCGCCAAGGCCTACTTCAGCTTCGACTTCGACACCCTCGCCTGGCACACCTACGCCGGCATCAGCAGCCAGACCCGCCGCGTGTTTACGACCAAGGCGCAGGCCAAGGCCTGGGTCGAGGGCTACAACTCAGCCCTGAACATCCCGCTCTGATCCAACCGGGGGCTTCGGCCCCCGCCCACCACCACCAGCCAAATGGAATCCAGACCATGAGCACCCCAGAGCAAGGCCTCGCCCGCCTCCACGCAGAAGTCGATGGCATAGAGGCCGGCCAGCGTTACCGCGCCCCCACCGTCATGGTCGCCGCCGTCCGCGCCGTGCCCGCCCTCCACCGCCTGGCCGCCATGAAGCTGGCCGAGGCCACCTTCCTCGCCGCCCTCACCAAGCTGAACTCGTTCGACGACTTCAGCCGCAATGTGAACGCCGGCCTGGCCGCCGAGGCCGCCGCCGCCGAGGTCACCTACCAGTACGGGAGCCGCTGAAATGCTCATCCGCTGCGCCGACCTGGACGACCTCATCGCCGTGTGCGCCGGCCTCGTCCAGAAGGGCGTCACCTTCGACGCCTGCACCCGCCTGCTGACCATCACCCTGACCGGAGGCTACTGACCATGGCCCGCAAGCCCACCCTCTCCGCCGCCGTGCGCCACGCCCGCAGCCAGGTCTCCGAGCTGCAGCAGTGGGGCAACCAGTATTCGGTGAACGTCTACGACAGCCAGGTGCGTGCCTGGCGCCAGGGGCGCCCGATGACCTACCACGCCGCCCTGCGCGATCGCAGGGAGGCGCTGATCGACAAGACCATGGCCTTCATGGGCTACGACATGGTCGCCGCCTACCAGGTGTCCCAGGGCTTCGGCGACTGGGGCGGCCTGTGCCGCAGCTACATCATCCGCAATCCACTCTGACCAGCCACAGGAGACGATCGTGAACGACCGACCCAAGCTAGACCTGACGCCCGGCGAGCGGGACACCCTCCAGCTCGCTTTGCTGAACCTGCAGACCCGCCTGCGCCGCGACGTGATGCTGGCCGACCAGGCCGGCGCCACCACCGCCGCCGCGGAGACGCGCAAGCACATCGGCACCCTGGCCCGCCTGGCCGCGAAGCTCGGCCTGGAGGACTACCTCTGATGTTCAAGCACCCGCTCCGCTTCATCGAGCTGCAGGCCGGCGCGCTCGCGCTGGCAGGCCACATCCCGCACTTCTTCGACAGCCGCGACGAGCGGCCGGCGAAGGAGCAGATCCACGACAACTACGCCCACGGCGGCGGCTGGCGCTCGTTCCCGGGGTTCACGCTGGACCCCGAGACGCACGCCCTGTCCTACCCGGGCGACCCGGCCCTGTTCCCCTACCTGATGATCCACCTGGGCGACGAGCGGGTCTACATCTACCCGTTCTCCTGGGTCGTCATCGAGCAGCCCAACGGTGCCTGGGAAGTAGCGAGGATCGACTGATGGCGAAGCCAGACGGCCCAGTGTTCGACAGGGCGTGGCGGGCCGCATGCACGGTCGAGCCGGTCAGCCGGTCGGAGGCCGACGCCATGATCAGGCGGCACTACATCGGCAGGTGGCCGGGGGTCTGCGTGCTGACCCTTGGCATGCGAAGGCAGGACGATCGCAGCCTGCTGGGCGTCATCGTGTTCGCCTTGCCACCCCGCGAGACATCGAAGCGGTACGGCGGCGAGACGTGGGAGCTGGCGCGGCTGTGGATCGACGACAGCGTGCCACAGAACGGCGAGACGTGGCTGATCAGCGCGGCGGTCAGGCGCATCCGGCAGCACCACCCCACGGTGCGCGTGCTGGTGTCCTACGCCGACCCGTCAGCGGGCCACAGCGGCGTGATCTACAGGGCCGCCAACTGGACGCCTGACGGCCGCACCGACCAAGAGCGCAAGACACCCCGCTTCGACTATGCCTGCGCCCTCACGGGCAAGCACTACAGCTTC